GAAACAGCTATGATTGCCGCAGATGCTATCACAGGTGCTAAGATAGCTGATGATGCTATTAATTCAGAACACTACACAGATGGTTCAATAGATACTGCTCACATAGCTGATTCACAAGTTACTCAAGCAAAGATAGCAGATGATGCCGTTGGAGCAGACCAATTAGCTTCAAGTGCAGTTGTCACTGCTTCTATTGTAGATGCTAATGTTACTTTAGCAAAGATAGCCAATCAAGCTGCAAACACAGTCTTAGTAAGAGATGCTAATAGTTCGGGTGTTGTTTCTGCTAAAGCAGTTACAAATACACAAATACTTATAGGTGACGGAACAGGTTTTACAGCGGCAGCATTATCAGGCGATGTAACGATGACAAATGGTGGAGTAGTTACGATTGCTGCTCAAGCAGTAGAAAATTCTATGTTAGCCGATGATGCTGTAGGTGCTGATGAACTAGCTGCAAATGCTGTAGTAGAAGCTTCTATTGTAGACAATGCAGTAACATTAGCAAAAATGGCAGGTATTGCTAGAGGTAAGTTAATAATAGGGGATGCTAGTGGCAATCCTTCTGTTATAGGTCCAGGTAATGCTAATCAAGTATTAACATCGGATGGAACTGATATTGCTTTTGCAGATGCTGCGGGTGCTAGTTCTTTAGCCGCTGATAATTTGACAGCAGGTGATGCGGCTGTTGTTCTATCAACTACTAGTGGTACTATAACTATTGATAACGCTGCCAATGATGCAGATATTATATTTAAGGGAACTGACGGTGGTGCTGATATAACTGCTCTTACACTTGATATGTCTGCCGCAGGAGCCGCAACCTTTAATAATGATATAACTGCTTTTTCTGACAAAAGATTAAAAACAGATATTAAACCAATAACAAATGGTCTTAATAAAGTTATGCAGATGCAAGGTGTTTACTACAAAAGAAATGATGTAGAAAATGCCAAAGAACAAGTTGGTGTTTTAGCACAAGATATGGAACAAATACTACCTGAAGTTGTTCTTACAGCAGACGATGATATACAAACTAAATCTGTAGATTATGGCAAGATATGTTCTGTTCTTATTGAAGCTATAAAAGAATTAAAAGATGAAATAGAGGAGTTAAAAGCAAAGTAAATGGCTATACCTAGTTCTGGACAATCTTTATCTTTTTCTTCGCTAAGAACTGAATTTGTTGGTGGCAGTAGTGCATTGCCTATTGGTGCTTTATACAGAGGTGGCTCTAATATAGCTGCTAAACACCCATCTAATCCAGCAGTAAATGATGCAGCAGATGTTCCGACAAGTGGTGCTTTAGCCATAAGTGATTATTATGGTTCTGGTAAAGGTTTTACATTTACATACTCTAGTGATGCTACAGACCAAAATGTTTCAGCTTTATTCGGTACAAACGACTATGAATTAGATTATCCTAAAAATATTGTCATACCATCAGATGTGACATTAGGAACAAATAACACTTCAGAATATGCATTAGAAGTAGATTCAGGTGGTGATGGCACTATTACTATTACAAACAATGGAAACATTATAGGAGCAGGTGGTGCAGGTGGTGCAGCAGGCTCAGCAGGTGCGGCAGGTGGAAATGGTGGAGCAGGTGGTGATGCCATGAAAGCTGCGGTTGCTTGTACCTTTATTAATAATGGAAGTATTTTAGCTGGTGGCGGTGGCGGTGCTGGTGGCGGTGGCGGTGGAGCAGGTGGTGCTTTACAACAACAATCTCAAAGTACTGCACAAAATGGTCCTGATTTTGGTACACCTGTGTCAGCTGATAAATGGGTCTCATACACAAAAACCCAAACACCTTCTAGTTTTCCCGGACCTCAGTTAGGTGGTAATACTTTTCCAACAGGAACAGGTTCAGCAGGTTCGGGTGGCGGTGGAGCAAGGGCTCAATATCCTACATATGGGGTTCCGGGAGCAACTATAGGTGCTATGTCAAATCCTCAAACTTCTAAAACAGTTGGGCAGTTTACCTATCATAGAGGTTCTCAGAGGTCTCAGACCAATATTACTGTTAGTCCTATGGAAAGCCAACAAACAATAGGAACCTTTAAGAGTCATGAAATAAGAAGAACGTTTCCACAACAATCACAAACTCAAGTAGCAGGACACGCAGGTGGTGCAGGTGGTGCAGGTGGATTAGGTAGAGGACACAACAATCTTCCCGGAGCCGATGCAGGAGCAAGTGGTTCGTCTGGTACTACAGGTCAAGCTGGGAATGGTGGGAATGGTGGGAATGGAGCGGCTGGAGGTGATTATGGTACTGCTGGCACTGCTGGTCAAGCAGGTCAAGCGGGAACAAACTCAACTGCGGATGGTTCAGCAGGTGGAGCGGCAGGTTCTGTAGGAGCTGCAGGTAATTATATAGAGGGAATAAGTAATGTTACGTTTACTAATAACGGAACAGCCACAGGAGGTACAGAGTAATGGCAACGTATAGTTGGTCAATAGATAAATTATATACAAAAGATATTACAAAGGATGGATCTACATATACAGACAGTATACTTAGAGTAGAAGCAACTTTAACTGGAACAAGTGAAACAATAGAAAGTATTATTGCTACAAGTGATTTTGATTTAGACATGAATGTAGACAATATAGATAGTAGTTTTACAGCATATGCATCTGTAACAGAAGCTAATGTAAAAACTTGGGTAGAAAATAGAGTAGGTTCAGCTACTATAACTGAAATTAAAAAAGGTATAGAATCAGCAATAGATTTTTTAGAAAAAATTAATGGCAGTACAGCAAAAGGTAGTACTGATTCAGACAATAATTTTACATCTACATTTCCTTGGAGTTAAAATTATCTTTTGAAATTATTGCATAAATGATATAATTATATAAATGAATAAAATAATAAAACTTTTAAATAATGAACATGCAAAATGTTTATCAACACACATGGAATACTTAGAACATAAGATACCTAAAGTCACAGATAGTATGTTTGCAGGTAGTAAAAGCATATATGCAGACCCTGTATTTGAAAGTTTATTAAATTATCTAAAACCTAAAATAGAAGAAAATTATGGTAAACCACTAGTTCCTACTTATTCATTTTGGAGAACATATTATAAAAATCAAGATTGTCCACCACATAAAGACAGACCATCCTGTGAAGTAAGTGTAACACTCTGTATTGATGCATCTTATAAAGATGACATGTGGGCAATAAATGTAGAAGATAAAACATTTAAATTAAATGTAGGTGAAGGTGTTATATATAAAGGTTGTGAACAAGAACATTGGAGACATGAACTTACATATGATTGGCACAGACAAGTGTTTCTTCATTACATAGAAAAAAATGGACAGTTCTATCCTGAATTTAAATATGACAAAAGAATAGATATATATGAAAATATGGTCGTAGGCGAATGAAAAGAAATATTATAGTTGCTAAAAAAGCTATACCTTCTTCTTTATGTGAAGAAATAATAGAACTAGGAAAGAGTAAACTTAGTAAAGGGGGAATTGGTTCTAATGAAATTGGAGCAGTTATAAATAAAGAAGTAAGAAATAGTGAAGTATGTTTTTTTAATGGTAGTATACCTTATTTTAATATATATAAACCTTTATTAGAATTAGTTACACATGTTAATAATACCTTTTATAATTTTGATATTACCGAACCTGAAACATTTCAATTAACAAAATATGATGAAGTAAACAAAGGTTTTTATAAACCACATGAAGATGGATTTTATGAAGGTGACCCTACTATTCCTGTTAGAAAACTTTCAATGTCCTTACAATTAACTTCTCCTGAATATTATGAAGGTGGTCAATTAGAATTTCCTAATGATAAACAGAGTTTTGTGGAAGAGGATGCAAGAGAACAAGGAACTGCTATATTTTTTCCATCTTATTTAGAACATGGAGTGCAACCTGTTACAAAAGGTATTAGATATAGTTTAGTTAGTTGGTTTAAAGGTCCTTCATTTAGGTAAGGTAGTATGAATAAAGAACAATTTTTTGAAGCATGTAAAAATCAAGAAAGTTATGGAGAATGTTTTTACTCAGTTTATGATGAGTTTTTACCATATCAAGAATTTGGAATGCTGAAAGATTATATGTCACATAGAATGGGTTGGCATATTAGTGGTAAAATTAATTGTAATGATTTATCAAATAAAGAATTTTATTTAGTTAATAGTATTTATAATAATAAAAGATATGCTACAAAACAGTGGTCAGTAGATACAGAACTTGACCCATTTATAAATATTACTTCTAAGATTTATATTGATGCATTAATGAGACTTAAAGCAAATTTATATATGGGTTCTAATTCACTTAATATTCACGCACCTCACATTGATTATCCTATGTTTAATATGGGTGCTTTATTTTTTGTTACTAATTGTGATGCTCCTACTTATATGTCAGATGGAACAGAGGTAGAGTCAAAAGAAAATAGACTATTAATATTTAATGCTTCTAGTCCGCATTCAAGTTCATCACCAACAGATGTGCCTTATAGAATAACAATAAATATAAATTATTATGGAAAAGGAGTTAATAGCGAATATATGATGAATCATCCAAGTGGTATACCAACAATACAATCTGAAAATTATCCTTTTAGATGAGCGATACAGAATTAGTTTTATTTTCTGGAGGACCAGATAGTACGATACTACTTAAACATCTCTTACAGGAAAATAAAAAGGTAAGAGTTCTATACATTGAAATGGGTTGGGCATTAAGAACACAACCTAGAATAAAATTTCAAAACGTAGCAGCTAACAATGTTTTAAATTATTTAAGAGAAAAGTATGGAAACTTTGAATATTCACAAGCATCTATACTTACTACTTTAAATGAAGAAAATGAGGATAAATATTTTGGAACAGACCATCAATGGTGTGCTTTTTTTGGGTCAATGTTTTGTAATAATTATAATATAAAAAAAATGTGGGCAGGTAATTATACTTATACAGATTTAGTTGTTCAAAAAAGAGATGGTGAATCAGAAAATTATTTATATGATGGTACTTTAAATATGTATATTGAAGCTGCTACAAAGTTTTTTCATAAACCTAAATACTGTACACCAAAATCAGAGTATAAAGGTACAGGTATAGATAGTTTTAAAAATAAAAAAGAAGCATGGGATTCATTAGAAATGGATTTAAAAAAAATGGTAAGAAGTTGTGTTTCTAATAAATGGTTTTGTGGTAACTGTCCTAAGTGTTGGACATCAAAAGAATATAATTTAAGAGATAACATGGGTAATCCTTTATGAATCCTGTTTACACTATAATGACACCAACTAAAATTCCTGTAGGCAAGGTAGATAAAAGTATAAATAAACAATTTATTAAAGATTGTAAGGAGTACCCTAATGAAGACCTTAAAGGAATGGCTCAATCAGGTTTAATAAATCCTAAATTTATATCTAAAATGGATTTGCACTTGATAAAAAGTATTCAAGATAAGTATATAAGACCTTATCTATTTGATATATTAATGAAGTTATTTATAGATAGTACACATTATTCTCCTTTAAAAAGAGATGTAATTCAAAACTATCACAAACATATAAATATTAGAGAGTTATGGTTGGTTGAATATGATAATGAATCGTATTTTAAATCACATACTCATGTCTCTTTACCTAGTCATTATAGTTTTAGTTGGTATTTAAAATGTGACACTAATAGAAAAGTAATATTTATATCAGAGAATAAAGAATATGAAGTAATAGTTTCAGAAGGGGATATATTAATGTTTCCCGGTTGGTTATCCCACAGGGCAGAAAGTAGTAATAGTATTTGTTGTTCAGGTAACTTTGAAATAAATGTAAGTATGTAAAGTTTGTCTATAGTTGGTAACAGATATTGTCACAGATATTTTTATCATTATAATAATGATATTAAGTTAAAAGAAAGATAGAGTTATGCTCTTTTGTAATGCACCATTTTCAACAAATCCGTTTAATGATATTAATATTACTTCTAGAGAATTCTATTTTGAAGTATTACCAAGTGGTGTCGAGACATGGAGTGCTTTTACAGCACCAAACAATGAGGTTACTTTATCCGCATCTACTCCTGCAGCCTCTTTTTCAGAAGTTTCTTTTTCTCAAGTAGGGTTATCTGATTTAGGATTTCTATCGTTAAGGGAGGCTTGGTCTGATATTGCTAATCCTGTATATGGACCAGCAACCGTTAACACTCAAACATGGGCAACCGTTTCACCTTCTGGAGACGAAACATGGACAACTATATCTTCACCCGAGAATGAAGGCTGGGTTGATATAAGCACTAGAATAATATAGGATGTAAACATGGCAAGTACATATACAGGATGTAAACATGGCAAGTACATATACAGTTAATAGTGGTGTAGAAAAAATAGGTGCAGGTGAACAAGCTGGAACCTGGGGAACTACCACAAATAATAATTTAGATATATTAGATAGAGCTATAAATGGTGTCGGTGCTATTAGTTTGTCTGGTACAACTCACACACTTACAACAACCGATGGCACATTATCAGATGGTGGTTTTAAAGTTTTAGTGTTAGGAGGTTCGCCTTCTGGTACAAATACAATTACCATAGCTCCTAATGATCAAGACAAGGTTTACATAGTTCAAAATGGAACAAATCAAACAGCTACATTTACACAAGGATCTGGTGCTAATATTTCAGTAGTTGCTGGTTCAAAGAAAATTATTTATGCCGATGGTGCGGGATCTGGTGCAGCCGTAGTTGATATAACGGACGCTTTGGACATAGCTACGTTGAGATTAGGTGGCACTGCTATTACATCTACAGCAGCAGAGCTAAATATATTGGATGGTGTTACGTCTACCGCAACAGAATTAAACATTGTTGACGGTGATACAAGTGTAGGGACTACTGCCGTAGCCGCAGGTGATGGTATAGTTACAAATGATGGTGGTACAATGAGACACACCACAGCGGCAACTTTTTCTACCTATTTTAATGCTAATCTTTATTCTGCTCCAAGTGCAATTACATCAACATCAACGCTAACTCCAAGTGCCGCACAATCAATATATCAAAGAGTTGACACTTCGGGTGGGAATGTGACTTTAACTTTGGCGGTGGGTAGTTTAGCAGTAGGTCAGTATATAATTGTAGATAAAACCTCCACAAGTAATACATTAACAATGGCTTATGCTAGTAATTCACAAGGCATAAGTTTAAGCACTGCTTGCGATTTTGCTTTTGCTATATATAACGGAACTGCTTTTTCATTTATTGAGTCTATAAAGGGATAAAGACTTATGACAATTCCTATGATTGGAAACACTGGCTTTACAGAAGTTAGCTCATCGGGAACTTTAAATGATAAAGCTGGAGCTAAAATAAATTTACCTGTGCAAATATTTAAACTGACTGATAATATTTCGGGTAACCTAACACTAAATAATAATTCAAATCATAAAAAAATTATATTAGATACCAATGGCAAAACAATATTAAATTCAGCTGGATCGCCTTTAACAACAAATTCAAGTACGACTTTAGAGCTTCAAGGCACGGGTAATATACAGTCAACCTTAAAAACTTTCACTAGTTCTGTTAGTGACACATCGAATACTGGCACAACAACTATAAGTGAAGCAGATAGTTCAACTATGGCAATTACAAGTACGGATACAACCACAAATAGCTTTGTAGATAAAGCCACTGCTAGTGGAAGTAGTCTTAGTTTAACAACTTCAAACTCACCTATTTCATCTAATGGCAATCAATTAGCTGGAGCGTTCTTCGTAGATCACGATGATTTGGCTTCTGTTTTTCAGTCCGGTAGTGGTTTTGCATCTGGTATATTATTCACAGGAACAAGTGCTCGTAGCACCACGACACCCCCTGATCAATCTAGTGGAACTGGAACTGTATCTTTTCCCTTAACAATCGGAGCTACTACTAGTATTTCAAGTGTAGGAGGCTTTGGATCAATTCTTCAGCAAAACGGAACTGGTGGTGTTGCTGATCAAATATTAATATTTAAACCTGCTTCTGAAGCAAGTAATGATGAAAATGACAGCGGTAGCCATATTTCCGTTTCATTAAGAGCACATTTTAGAATAACAGTATCAGGTGCTAATAGAATATTAACTTTTACTAATAATTTAGCTGTCTCGGTTGTTTTATCCGGAAGTGACCCTTATGATGATGTTACAGTCAGTGCGGGAGCTACGGCAGTTGTCACTAGAACAGGATCAACAGACGGATCTTTTAGTCTTACTGGAACTATCTCTGGTAGTGATGGTAGTAGTCAACCCTTTGCTTTAGCTGTTGTGAACAGTGGCACAGGTAGTTTAAATACTGATGGTTATTCTGGAACTTTTTCTGCGAGTGGATTGTAATGCCAATAACAAAATTAAAATTTAAACCAGGAGTTGTATCAGATATTACCTCTGAAAGTAATGAAGGCGGTTTCGTAGATGGAGATAAAGTAAGATTTAGATTTGGTTTTCCAGAAAAGTTTGGCGGTTGGGCAAAGTACAGTCCTAATACTGTTGAAGGATCAGCAAGAAGATTACATAATTGGGTCGCTTTAGATGGATCTGATTATATGGGAGTTGGCACACATCTAAAGTATTACATAGAAGAAGGTCAAACATTTAACGATATAACACCTGTTCGGAGCACAACATCAGCGGGCGATGTAACCTTTTCTGCAACAAACGGATCAACAACAGTAACTGTAATAGATCCAGCACATGGTGCAAATGAAAGTGATTTTGTTACTTTTTCTGGTGCAGCTACACTTGGAGGTACTATAACAGCAACAATATTAAATGCAGAGTTTCAAATCGTATCTTTAATAAGCTCTAACTCTTATACAATTACATCTTCTGTCGCAGCAAATGGTTCTGACACTGGTAGTGGTGGTTCCAATGCTGTTGGCACATATCAAATAAACACAGGTCTTGATGTCACAGTTGGTGGAACTGGCTGGGGTGCTGGACAATGGAGTGGTACAACCTCTGGTGCTTTAGCTACACAACTGGCTGAAGCTTTAGATAATAGTGAAACTGCCATTGATGTAGACGATGAAACGGGTATGAACACAGCTAACGATGTTATCTTAGTTGATAACGAACTTATGCTTGTATCGGCAACCACGGATGACAACACAATGACCGTAACTCGTGGACATAGTGGCACGGATGCTGTAGCTCACGATGATGATACACTTGTACGATTAGCCGTAGGTAATGCAGATCCTGCCAATGATTTTGTTGGTTGGAACAATGCAGCGAGTGTCACGGTTTCCGGTGCACAGATTAGATTGTGGTCACACGATAATTTTGGTGAAGATATAATAATAAATCCAAGAGATGGTGGTTTGTTTTACTGGGATAGAACCAATGGTCTTAGCACTAGAGCGATAGAGTTAAGCACGATTAGTGGTACAAAGACTAGTGTTCCACAAGTTGCTAAACAAGTGCTTGTATCAGACCAAGACAGACATGTGATTGCTTTTGGTTGTGATGGGTTTGGAGCTACTCGCACCACGGAAAAAGGTAGTGGGGTACAAGATCCATTGCTTATTAGATTTTCCTCACAAGAAAATCCTATTGATTGGTTTCCGACTGCTACAAACACAGCAGGTGATTTAAGACTTGGTGGTGGATCAACCTTTGTTCAAGCCGTAGAAACAAAGCAACAGATACTTGTGTTTACTAATAAAACATTACACGCCATGAAATTTATAGGTCCTCCATTTACGTTTGGTTTGCAAGAACTATCTAAGAATATCACAATCATGAGTCCGTTTTCGGGTATAGCTGTTGAGGATGCTGTTTTTTGGATGGGTGTGGATACTTTCTATGTATATGCAGGTGGTCAAACTGCTCAACTGCCTTGCACTGTAAAAGATAAAGTGTTTTTAAATTTTAACTTTGAAGAACGAGACAAGGTTCATGTTGGATTAAATTCAGAATTTAGTGAAATATTATGGTTTTATCCAACTAAGTCTAGTACGGAAATAGATTCATATGTTGCTTATAATTATCAAGAAAAGGTCTGGTATTATGGAACACTAGCTCGTCAAGCATGGCTTGACAGAGGTATAAGAACATTACCTATGGCAACTGGTGGACAATATTTATATAACCATGAGGTAGGTTATGATGATGATGGTTCTGCCATGACATCTTTTATTGAATCAGCACCCATAGATATAGGTGATGGCGATAAGTTTGTGTTTTTAAAAAGAGTTATACCCGATATAACTTTTGATGGATCTACTAGTGTTAATCCCGATGTATCTTTTACAATGAAAACAAAGAACTTTCCTGGATCTAACTTTAGTGAAACAACAGAAGGTACCACACAAAGATCTTCTACAAGTCCTATCGAACAGTTCACAGAAAAGTTAGATTATAGACTACGAGGTAGATCTTTTGCTTTAAGAATAGATTCAACCTCCTTGGGTACAAAATATAAGCTAGGTACACCAAGAGTTGATATACGAGAGGATGGTAGACGATAATGTTAGTAACTAGTATTCCTCAGTATATACAAGGTTTAACTAACGCTAAGTTGGATTTAACTACAGCAAATGCAACTGTTTTATACACTGCTCCTAGCGGAGCAGATTTTAATGCGTCTATTGTTAATTCAATATTAGTATCAGAAGATTCTGGCAACGCTGATACAATAACAGTTACACTTACTAATGGAACCACTGTGTTTAGTTTGTTTCATGTAAAAGCTGTTGGAGCTAGTACAACGATAGAATTATTAACAAGAGATTTAATATTAGAATCAGGTGAAATATTAAAGGTAACAGCAGCCACGGCAAATAGGCTCCATGTTGTGGCAAGTATACAAGAACTATCGAAGACAAGAGTAACAACAAGTGCGATATCACAGATATAGTATTGAATAAACAGCAAATAGTTGGTATTATAAGAAATGGGTATTTTTAAGAGTATAACAAAAGCATTAAAGAAAGCTGCACCAGTAATAGGTGCAGGTATTGGTATGTATTATGGTGGTGCAAGTGGTGCGGCTATAGGTTCTGGTATAGGTTCTTTAGCAGGTGGACGAAGTACAGAAGACGCTTTAAGAAATGCCGCAATTGCAGGTGGTGCCGCATACATGGCAGGTGGTTCTGGTTTTGGTCAAAANGTAGAGGGACAAGANTATTTCAGTAAAGATACTTTTGATTTTGGTAAGTCACCTGTGGCTGGACTTTTCGGTGGTGGAGGTTCTGGTGAAGAACAAAAAGTAGTTAATAAGGCTATAAGTACTAGTTCAGATTCTAACGGAATTATGGATTTTGTGAAAGACAACAAAATGCTAACTGCCTCTTTAGCAGGAGGTGCTCTAGGTTTAATGAGTGCAGAGGAAAAAGAAATAGAAGATGCTGAACAAAGAGCCTTTGCCGAAGGTAGCTATAGAGGTGGTACTCTAATGACTGAAGATGATGATGGTAAAATGGTTTATTTTGATGGTTCAGATCCGGAAGAAAGACAGGAGTATCTTAATCAGATAAGAAAAAACAATGAAGAAAAAAGCAAAAGAGAAGTAGTCACTAATTATGATAAATACGGCATACGCACAGTAGCCGCAGGTGGAGAAGTAAATGGTCCAGGAACAGGGACTTCTGATTCAGTTCCTGCTAGACTATCTGACGGAGAGTTTGTAGTAACTGCAAAAGCTGTTCGTGGTGCAGGTAGTGGAGACAGAGACGTTGGTGCAGCAAGAATGTACGATATGATGTCGCAATTAGAAAGAGTAGCGTAATGGCAGAAAAAGAAAAAACCACCCAAGAACAAATTATGAGGTTAGCTCCTTTTCAAGAGGAGTATTTAGCAGATATATTTCAAACAGCTAAAGATCTTACTGGTGCTGATTCTCAAATGCCTTACTCTGCTCAACAAGTAGCAGGTTTATCAACAGGTCAACAAGGTGCTGTTGATACAGCTATGCAAGGAGTAGGTTCTTATCAACCTTTTTTACAAGCAGGCACTGATGCAATAGGTCAAGGAATAGGTGCAGTGGGTGTAGGTATGGGAACAATAGGTTCTGCTATAGGTCAGACCGCACAAGCAGATTTTAATCCTATGGATTATCAGCAATTCATGAATCCTTTTATGGAAGATGTGATCCAACAACAATATCAAGACATACAAAGACAAGGCGATATACAAAGAGGTAATATAGGTGCAAATGCCTCAACACAGGGAGCTTTTGGTGGGTCAAGACAAGCAGTTGCAGAACAAGAGCTTGCTAGAAATATTATGGATCTACAAGCAAAATCTGGGTCGCAATTAAGATCGGCTGGATTTCAACAAGCACAGAATCTAGCACAGCAACAAGCACAGCAACAATTGAAACAAGCACAATTGACAGGGCAACTTGGTTCTACAACTGGAGCTCTAGGTCAAACTGTAGGACAACTTGGAACAGCAACAGCGGGTCTTGGTCAAATGGGACAAGCAATGGGTGTTCAAGATGTAAATAGTTTATTAGGTATTGGTAGCTTACAACAAGGACAAGCACAAAAAGCATTAGATGTAGCAAGAGCTAATGACATGGCTAGACAAGCCTTACCTTATCAACAAGTTGGATTTATGTCTGATGTTTTCAGAGGTGTACCAGCATTGCAACAAACCTATTCATCAACATCAACTCCTAGTCCAAGCATGGGTTCTCAAATGTTAGGATTAGGCATTGCAGGATTAGGTGCTGTAGGACAAGCGGGTGGATTTCAAAATATGTTTGGCACACCAGTGCCTACAACAAAATAATAGGGAATAATTAATGAACAATCCATTAAATAGAAAAATGTTTCGTCAAGCCGGTATGTCTAAACAACCTATGGGTATTCTTGCTTCTTCTCCAGAGTTGATGACTACGGCACAGAAGGCAATGATGAGTGGTCAGCCTGTTACGGCACAGAGTGGTAAATTTATCAGTACCGCTCCAACTGTGGGTTTTGGTTCAAATAATCAAACTTA